TGGCTAGGAACGCAACGACAGCCGCCACGCCAAGCCCGGTAGCCAGAGCATCGGAGCAGTAGCCGTCAGCGGGATGCGGCGGGGGCGAGGGGACGCGCAGGGCGTCGATGATGTGGAGGATGAGCCAGCTAGGGTTCACTGGTCAGCCTCCTTTGCGATGGTCTCGGGGTCTAGGTCGCGGATGTGGGCGACGGTCAGCCTAGCCTGACTGCGGCTTTGGGGGTCGTGCCAGTCAATGTCAGCCTCCCGCGCAGCAGCCTCCAGCCCTAGCCGGATGCCCTCTAGCCGGGCGGCGTCGATCAGGTGTTGGTTGATGATGGGGCTGTTGTGCAGCGCGATTTGCTTCCGCAAAGCATCCTCCAGCGCCTTGATGCGTTCATCTTCACTCACTGGTCAGCCTCCTTCTCATAGCCCATCCCCTGCTCCTGCGCCTCGCTCGCCAGCTTATCTAGGACGGCCTCGCGGGCGATGGTGGCGGGGTCGAGGGCGCGGATCAGTTCGGCGGCTTCATCCATGCCGTCGCTCCGGCCCTCTAGGTGGTTGTCCGTCTTGCACCCTTCCCGCCACTCACCGTCTAGGCGATCCGAACCCTTGTCAGCCTCCTTCGCAGCAGCCTCCAGCCCTAGCCGGATGCCCTCTAGCCGGGCGGCGTCGATCAGGTGCTGGTTGAGGACGTGATAGCGGAGGACGGTATACCAGAGAAATGCTCCTGCGGGATGGCCGCGTGAGCCGAGGCTTTCGCGGTCGTGCTCCGCCCTTACCCACACGTCATCCGCGACCGGCTGGGGTCCGCCCGTGTGTTCAATCCAGTCAGCCACCGCGCTTCACCTTGAACAGCGCGTCCAGGCTCACAACGGTGCCTGATCCCCAGATGGCATTGGAAATCTCGTCAAGTTTCCGCTGCCTCTCTGGAGAAGGCTTGGGGTCGGGTTCGGGAAACTCGCCGTCTTCCCACTGATGTGAGGTCCAGTTAGTCATGTTGTCTCTCCAGGCCACTTGTCGGCCTCAAGGGTCGTAACCGGCCACCATTGGCCAGTCGCAGGGACGGTAGACGAGCCTGGCGCATAAAGCAAGGGCCGAGGTTGCTCCCGGCCCCGCGGCGACTTCCAAGGCATTACGGGTAATATGACAACCCCGCTCCCGGCCCGCGTTGACGCCTTGCGGCGCTGCCCTGGCCTCGAAGTCCCGTCGCCCGTGGTCTCGAAAGGAGTCCCGGGTGGGGCGTGACGGCATGTGGCGCCAGATCCACGCAGGTGTCAAGGGTGGCTGTTATATCCGCAGGCCTGGCGCATAAGCTGGGGGTTATACGTCGTAGCTATCGCATGGCCGCACACCTGAGCGTGTGGGCAAGCTAAATAGCGCAAATGGCAAGGGCCGCTAAGTGCTTGCTTTTGTTCCGCTATGGGATTTCCCATGTCGCAAATGGCAAGGGCCGGGATTGCTCCCGGCCCCTAAGTTGTAACGCCCCGACCTTCTGCGTGTCGGTGGCGTGTGCCGGAAATCCCGTTACCCCCGCGCGCCGCAGGACCCTTTCGGGCGGGTTGCTCTTTTGCATCCGCTTGAGCCTGCCTGTTATGAGCCGCCCCACCACAAAAAGCAAGGGCCGAGGTTGCCCCCGGCCCTGCGACTCACGCCCGAAGCCGTGAGGGTGGATATGCGAAGGTGGTGAATCAGACCGCCTTATCGCCTCAAGTCGATCAACGCAAAGAAAGAGGAGGCCAGTTCATTGGGGTGGGTTGTCGAGGACGCCACTCAGGCCGAAGCCTGAGAACGGGACTATGCCCCAAGCCTCACGCCTTGTCTACCCGGGGTCGCGGCAGCGAACCGATGATCCCCGAGGGTTCGATTCCCTCCGCCTCCACTTCACCTTTTTCGACTGGGTCTACGAGCATGACACCGCGCGGCAGCTGTCCCGAACAAAAAGGCGCAGTGCTCAAGAGAGGACTGCCCGCCACCACAAAACAGCTCGACACCCTCCTCGGCGGCCAAAGCCACAGCAATCGTGGACACCTCGCCATAGACACCCGCCTCAATGTCGTTGGCTATGTTCCGCAGCATCGTGGCTGGGTCCTTGTAGGCGGGCGGCTTGATCTCCCCGACTATCTTGAGGTCTGGCTTGCTCACGCCTTGTCCACCGATCCGTTGAGGACGTAGTGGAGGAAACGGTCCGCGACCTGCTCGACATCTGTCAGCCCGTAAGGGTTCAGCTCCGGGGTCACCGCCAGCTTCAGGCACTCCAGACGGAGGTTGATGAGGTCGGGTTCAGACGGCAGCGCCTCGCTCGACCTTTTCGGCCAGCTATCCCACGGCGCAAACGGCTCCTCGGGCTCCGGGGGCTTGGCGGGGGTGATGATGCGGTAGTGGGTGATGCAGGGGTCCGACCAGCGAAAGCGGCGGGCAGGCCTTGGGGGCGACCAGTCGATTATGCTTGCGCCGTGCTTGATCCGCACCTCCACCACCGTCTCCGGGTCTACCGGGCAGGTGTCGGTTGTGTGTTCGATCCAGTCGGTCACCGCTTGTCCTCCGCCTTCCCCGCCAGAGCCCAGCGCAGGTAGTCCTGCGCCTTGAGCAGGCTGCCGTCGCCGCCCTTGTGCTTCTCGCGCCATGTGTATTTCAGCACGTTGCCCTTGCAATAGCCGCGCCACTCCTCGTCGGTCAGGGCCGCGCGGATCGCGTCGATACACTCGATGTCGCCCTGACGGTAGTGGTCGGTCGGTGCGTCGGGCTGCTCGACGATCTGGTAGGCGTCGAGGTGGTAGTCACCCGTACCCACTCCCCAGTTCCATCCGCCAGCCTCATAGGGCTGGCGGGACACCGTGCCATTTCTGAAACGGACCCGAACCTTGGTGTCGGGCGGGACGGGGCAGGTGTCGCCGGTGTGTTCGATCCAGTCGTCATCGAACACGCCGGCGCGACGGAGCCAGTAGTCGTCGGGGACGTCGGGCATCACGGCGTCTCCTTCAGCCAATCACTGACGTGCCTGAGCAGGTTGGCCGAATCGCCGTCCTGGTCCTCTTGGGTGTGCGGGTAGGTGTTGGCCAGCCAGGCGTCGAAGCCGGCGCCCTTGCGGACGGTCAGCGTCTTGTTGTCCTCTGAAATCCAAAGGCTCAGCGGGACGACGTGCTCGTGGTTACCGAGTCGGTAGTTAGACATGTTGTTGTCTCCTTGTTAGCCCTTTGAGGGTGGGCTGTTGCAAAAATTGCGGGCGGCCCTACAAGCACCCGTCCGCCATTCCCAAGTGGGGTATAGGGGTCCGGGCCATCGGCCCTGTACGCCAGAGGATCCTAGGCCAGCCGGCCCATGGCGTCAAGCCTTAAGAGCCGCGGCGGATTGTCGCACGCCATGCGCCATGCTCGCGCCTCGCGTGCATCTATAAGGAGTCCGCCTAGTTAGGCCAGGGCGCGCCACCTCGCCACACTAGACGGGATACAAGTAACCGCTTGCGTCGGCCGCCGGGATAGTGTCTAAGGATCGAGACGCCGGGCCATGGTGGCCTAGCTGCATTGGAGCGAAAGACAATGGACAAGCAAAGCGAAGCGGAACGGATTGCAGCGGCGCTGGAAACCGTGGCGCAGGACGTCGACCGCCTTATGGAAAGGCTAGGCTATGACCATCCCGCGCAAGACGCGCTGTCGCACGTTACAAGCCTGCTGGAAGCCTGCGGCGAATACCTGACGCGCCTGCCTGACTAGCAGCGCCACACATAGCGGACAAACCGCCTATCGGGACCGGCGCCTAGCGTGCGGTCCCTTTGGGCTAGAAGCCGGGCCGCCGTGGCCTAGCTAATCGGAGCAAGCGATAATGATCAGCCTTCACCTTTTCGCCGGATGGCAGACGGACCCTATCTATCCGCACGTCTGCCGGTTCATGCGGTCGCCATGCGGCAGGTTTGACCTAGCGATTGACCCTGCGGCGGATGACCTACTGACGCTGTATGACGACGCTGACGCGCTTATGGCGTCTGACAGTCTGTCTGACGTGCTCGACTATATCGCGCGCCGCTAACCGCCCCTCACATAGCGGGCAAACCGCCTATCGGGACCGGCGCCACGCGCGTGCGGTCCCTTTGGGCTAGGATCAACTAGCCAATTGGAGAATGAGGCTATGCGCGACAAGATTGACGCTCTTATCCGGGACGCTATCCGCCTCCCTGAGCACGTAGAAGCCGCGGCGGCCGCTTTGCGCTATGACCTGTATAACGGGCCGTCTTTCGCTCGCCTCGGGCCGCAAGGCTTCGAAGGCTTCACCCTTGACGATTACGCGACGGAATATGCCGACCTTGAAGGCGAGGGATATTCCGTCGCTGAGACGTTCGGGCCGCTAGCCGATCACTTTCAGGCTTGGATCGAGGCGAATGTATCAGCCGCATATGTGGACCTTGACGCTGAATACGTCTCTTTCGGTCCTGAGCCTGAAGGTTATTGGATGGACCCCGAGACGTGCGAGCCGTGCGATTGCGACGCTGAGGGCGCCGTATGGATTGAGCCCGAGCCGGTCTATCTGGCGGACTGCCGCGACGTCGTGCGCGCCTTGTTCGGTAGCGCCGTGGCGGAACATTTCAATTAAGGGAGGCTTAGGCCATGACTGAATCCGAAAAGCTGAACCGCCTTGTTCGGTGGCATAGGCAGAACGTCTTTGACGACAACCCGGCCAAAGCGGCGCGCCACGAACGCGCATTGAAGCGGCTGAAGCGGACTCCGACGGCCCGTCGCGTGTATGCCGGGCAAGCGGCATATGGAAACTGGCGGGAGTCTGAAAGGCTTTTGCGCCTTTGGGCCTAGCCTGGCCTAGCAGCTCGCGCCAAGGGGCGCCCGGTCTAACCGCCGGGCGCCTTTTTCATTGCGTCAAGGATCCCGTCGACAAGCGCGCTCTTAGCCGTCACGTCGACTTGCACGGCGCCGGAGCCGTCGCCACCCGTCAGCCTGACGTTATCGGCCCAACGCGCCGGGTTAAGCTTGCTCGCCTGCCACTTGAGCGCGTCAACGCGAAGGCGGGCGGATTGGATCCGCGACTCGTCAGCGCTGTATGCCTCCGCCAGGATTGCGTCGGCGTAGTAGTCAGCCTGAGCCTGTTTCGCGCGGGCGTACATGGCTTCAAAGTCTGGGTTGGAATTGCGCCACGCTCGAACCGTCCGGCGATCCGGCCAGCCTTCCGGCCTGTCAGGACCGCACATAGCGTTAAGGCTTTCACCGTCCGAAAGGCGCTCGCAAATCTCGCGGGCAATATCCTCGCGGTACGTGCTAGGGCGCCCAATCCCGTTGACTGCCATGCGCTGAAGTCCCCTGTCTCTACAGCCAAGGGTTATACCCGCCGACCGACCTCGCGTCAATGCGCGCCCGCCTATGTGTGCGAGGGGCGCCGCGACACGCTATCCGACAAAGGCTAACCGGACCTAACAGCCGCCAGCTAACCGCCTTCCTGGCCACTGTCTCAGCGCCGATTAACAGACGGCTAAAGGCTTTGCAGCGCAACGCGCAACGCAACACCGCGCAACGCCGGTTGCAACGTGCAACACGTGGGGGGCCCTATACTACGTATAGGGGGCCCCCCTCACGTTGCACTTCGCGTTGCAACCCCGGGCCGTTGCAACACGTGCAACATGATGCATCGTGATGCGCCGCGTTGCACGTTGCAAAGGATAACAGGCCCCTAAACCCTCAGACCCCCCTCGCATAAAAACGCAACCTACCCGCAAGTTTCCGCTTGCGCCCCTTTTTAGCCTTCCCTTATATATCAATTCAGACGGGGAGCGCGGGCCAATGGCGGCCCGCCCCCGTCAGGAGGCCCTAGCCATGACGTCCCCTTACCTCAACCTCGCCGGCGGCTACTCATACTGCCCCTTGCGCGTCGGGCTTGTCCTGCGCAACCCGCAGGGCCGGGAGGTCTACTTTCAACCCGGCGACCAGGAGTCGGCGTTCCGCAGGACGCTGGAAGCCTTGGCCGAGTGTGACGACATGCCCCCGGCCAAGGTCGCCGTTCTCGCCGATATGGCGTTCGGCGATTATTTCGCCTGACACCCACCGCGGACAACCCGCCCCAAAGCCTCCGGCGCCTAGCGTGCGGAGGCCGCCGGCGTGAAGGCTGGCCACCCTGGCCCGCCTAGCTACAGGAGATTGACCCGCCATGACTTCGCAACATACGCCCGGGCCTTGGAGGATTGGCGACGCGGGCTTTACCGTATTCGGCCCGCCTAAGCCGGGCGCATTGGCCGAAACAATCGCCCCGACTAAAAACCGCGCCAACGCCCGCCTGATCGCCGCGGCGCCCGACTTGCTTGAAGTCTTGGGGGACGTTCTCCCCTGGCTTCAAAAGGCGGAAGCGGAAGGCGTTTTCGCTAATTGCGCGGCCCCGCAAGGCGGGCGCCGGGCGATTGAGCGCGCACGCGCCGCCATCGCTCGCGCCACCGGCGGTTGACACCCGCCCGGATACAAGCTAACGCTTTAACCCATGGGCCAGCCCGGCCCGCGCTACAGGAGAAACAGCGCCATGACCGCCACCCCTGACACCCACGCCCGCGACAACGCGACCGCCTGGCTCGCCACCATCCGCGAGATGGTCGCCGCCCTGGACGCCGCCTATGACGTTTCCGAACGCGACGGGACGCAATACGATATCGACGCCGCGCAAACGGCCATCCATGAAGCGCCCCTTTCGGTGGAAGTCCGTTCGGGTTGGTATCAGCCCGGCGCCGCCGACGTGCAAGAGCCGACCGAATACCAGATCCTCCTGGCAACGGGCGGCCCGGCAACCCGCATCGCCGGCCAGCTTGACACTTACGGCCAGCCCGGCACCGCCCGGCTTGAGTATCAGGACTGGGGCACGCCCTGGACCCCGCACCCGCTCACCGCCGAGGAAGCGGCGGACGTCCTGACCTTCGCACAGCAGTTCTACTTCGGCGATTGACACCCGCCGCAAGTTCCGCCTTTACTTGCCACAGCAGGCCCGCGCCGGAAACGGTAGCGGGCCGGAGGCAGTAGGAGGGCCAGCCTGGCCCGCTCAGACACAGGAGACACCGATGCTTTACGCAGTCATAGACGCCCAAGGCGAGCCCATCGCCCAAGGGCTCACCCTGGCCGAGGCCGGCCATGAGATCCTGACCCATGACAGCGCGCAATATGAGATCCGCGAAGAGCCCGACGGGGTCGGATACCGCCTGTGGCGCAAGACGCTGCAAGCCCCCTGGATAGGTTACGGCTACTATTCGCTGGCCGTCGCGGAGGCGGACGCGCGTGCCGAGATCCTGGCCGACGTTGTCCGTAGCGCCGACACGGCGAACCGCTGGCCCGCCGAGGCCATCCCGCAAGCTGACTTCGACGCGATGCAGGAAGGGGGCGAGGGATGACCCGCCTCATCCGCCTAGCCGCCGAGGCCGTCCTGACCGCCTCCACCGTCGCCGCCCTGTGCTGGCTTATCATCGCCCTGGCGGCGGCTGGGGGTGTGCTGTGAGCAACCCGCACATGGCCTACCTCGCCGCTGTCTCATGGGCGAGCGGCAGAACCTTGTTCGGCGCCAACCTGCGAGGTGCCGACCTGCGAGGCGCCGACCTGCGAGGCGCCAGCCTTAGCGGCGTTAACTTGTACGACGCCGACTTGCGCGGCGCCGACTTGCGCGGTGCCAGCCTGTACAATGCCGACCTGCGCGGCGCTGACCTTCGCGGCGCCGACTTGCGCGGCGCCAACCTTAACCATGCAGACCTGCGCGGCGCCGACTTGCGCGATGCCAACTACCGGAACGACACCCTCGCCGCCTGTATCGCCGCCGCCGGACGCATGGACGGCTACACCTTCCACCTGTTCCGCCTGACGGACGGCTCTCACAGGGTCATGGCCGGTTGTCGTTGGTTCACGATCCCCGAATACCGCGCGCACGTCGCCGCCGAATACCCCGGCACCGATAGCGCCCGCGAGACGCTGGACATTCTGGACTTCTTCGAGCGGAGGGCGGACGCATGATGCTCCACCCACCCCCACGGCTACCCGCCCGCGCCGACCTGATCCACGCTATCGAGGAGGCCGAGCAGTTCGGAGATATCGGGCGCGGCATGTCGGCCAGCCTCTACACCCTGGCCGACTCCCTGCCTGACAACGTCCTCCTGTCGTTCGCCCGCCGAACGCTGGAGGCCCACCGCAACATGCGAGGCCAGCCGTGATCGCCGCCCTTCGCTTCACCTTCTGGATCATCGCCACCCTCCTTTCGCTCGCTGTCTCACTGGGAAACCGCTCATGACCTACCGCACCGTGACTATCGACCTGAACCGCAGGGCCTCCACCGTCGAGGCTCAGGCGTCCGTCATCCGGCGCACGCTCACCGGATCGTTCACCACCGAGGCCGCGGTTGACGCCGCGCGCCATGCCGCCCGCAAGCTGGCCACCGAGGCCGCGGCCCTGGCCGACGCGCTGGAGGCGGGGCGATGAAGCTGCCCGACACCCGCGTCACCTGTCGCTGCGGCAAGGGCAAGGTGTCCGCATGGGACGGAAAATGCGGCCACTGCCGCACGCGGAAAGAGCAACGGGCTCACGAGCGCGGGGGCTATCTGGACATTTACGGACGCTTCGTCCCCTACGACTTCAAAGGTATTGGCCCATGCGACTGACACCCGACAACATCCGCATCGCTTTGGTCGAGGCGTACGGCACCTGGTGGCAGGACGCCCTGTCACCGGACCAGGACGTCGAGTCCTTCACCACTCAACTCCAGATGATCGACGCCGTGCGCTGCCCGCGCTGTGGCGACTGGTGGGAGGACGGCGACCTTGTGACGACCGACGCCCACGCCGACGCCTGGTGCGGCCCGTGCTGGGAAGCCGAGGCGCAGGAGGCCGACCTGCACTCAGCCTATTACGACCACTGCTGGGAAGGCGCCGACGACGCCGACCGGATCCAGAGCAAGCAGCGACATGACCGCAAGGAGGCGGCACGATGACCGACGAAGAACTGGACGAAGCGCGTGGGCGTGAGGCGTGGAGGCTGGAAGGCTCACCCAAAGCCTATGATTTTAAGGGCATGGAGCGGGCGCTTGAACGCTCTGCCCGCCTAGCCCGCGAAGGCTGGACCCCGCCGCCGCCCGTTGATCCTGACCTGCTGGCGGTGCGGGAGATCGTCGCAAGGGAATGGGAGTTTCGGGATATTGAAGGGGAAGCACGAAAAACGCGAAGCGGGACGAATGACCTCAATGTCGCGATTTGCGCCGCCCTCGCCGCCTACAAAGCCGGGAAGGAGGCCGCTCAATGATCGCCCTAGCCCTCGCCGCCGCTATCAGCGCGGCGCCCAAGCCCGACACCGCCGGTTGGCTCCTGCCGATTTGCGAGTCCCCCATGCCCGCCGAGCGGTCCTTCTGCCTCGGCTATGTGCGCGCCGCTGTCCGCGGCAACACCTGGCGCCGCGCGCTCAACGGCGTGTGGACGCACTACTGCCCCGCCACCAACCCGACCGCCGATGAACTCCGGCGCACGTTCATTGCCTACGCGCGTGCTCATCCCAAGCGGGGCGGCGATGATGCGTTCCTCGCCGTGGATCTGGCCGTCACCGGGAAGTGGCCGTGCAAGGCTGCTTGACGCCCCGCAACGCAAGCGTTTACCTTCGCCGCTTAAGGAGACTACGATGAACATCGACACCGCTATCGAGGCCGTGGGCGGCAAGGCCCCCCTGGCCCGCCGCCTCGGCGTGACCCACCAAGCCGTCTGCCTGTGGGCCTCGCAGGGCTATGCCCCGCCGAAGCGCGCCATGCAGATCGCGGAAATCTCCGGCGTGCCGGGCATCGCCCTCGTGTCCCCCGCCGTCCGCAAGATGGTCCACGCGCTGACGGGTGAGTGATGGCTGGCCCGACTCCGGGCCTCGCCGTCCCCTCGCTCCTGCGCGACCTGCCCGGCTGGCTATGCTGGCGGTATGAGCGCATCGAGGGCTCCGGCAAGGCCATCAAGGTGCCCTATTACGCCAACGGCGGCAGGCGCTATGGCCGGCAGGGTGACGCCCGGGACCGCGCCTCCCTCGTGCCTCTGGAGCGCGCCCTGGAGCGCGCCAAGGCCCGCGGCATGGACGGCGTGGGTCTGGCCATGCTCGCCGACTGGGGCGTCACCGCTCTGGACTTCGACGCCTGCGTCGACACCCACGGCCACCTGCCCGCCGAACTGGAGGCGCTGGTCTGCGACACCTACGCGGAATACAGCCCGAGCGGCAAGGGCGTGCGGGCCTTCGTGGCCGGGGCGCTGGGCGACCGCAAGAGCCGCGCCATCGCCGACCGCTACGGCGTCGAGACCTTCACCGCCAGCGGCTTCGTCACCGTCACGGGCAACCCGCTCTACACCGTGGACCTGTTCGACACCGGCGACGTGGTGGCGCCCGTCAGCGCCAAGCTGCGGGCCTTCTGTGATGCGCGGTTCGGCCCGCAAACCTCAAGCCCGAGCGACCCCGACGACTTCATGGTGGGCCACGAGCCGACCCTTGGCCTGAGCGAGGACGAGATCAGGGCGCTGCTGGCCGACCTCGACGCCAGCATGGGCCGGGACGACTGGATCCGCGTCGGCATGGCCCTGCACCACGAGACCGAGGGCGACGGGTTTGACCTGTGGGACGAGTGGTCCAGCGACGGCGAGCAATACCCCGGCAGCGACCAGCTACAGGCGCAGTGGGACTCGTTCACCCGCCGGCAGGCCACGGGCCGTCAGGTCACCATGGCGTCGGTCATCAAGATGGCCCGCGAGGCGCGCGAGGCGCAGAACCCGTCCGAGCGGCTGGAGAAGCTGGCGGAGAAGGTGCAGGTCGCCGAGCCGTCCGCCTCTTACGCCACGCCGCCGGGCTACCCGGGCCGCTTTCCGTTCGTCGCCGCCAGCGACTACATGATGCGCGAGCCGCCGGAGTGGATCATCAAGGGCGTCCTGCCCCGGGCCGACCTCGGCGTGCTCTACGGCGCCAGCGGCAGCGGCAAGTCGTTCGCCGTGCTGGACATGGCCCTGGCCGTGGCGCGCGGGGCGGACTGGCGCGAGCGGCCTGTCAAGCAGGGCGCCGTGCTCTACGTCGCGGCTGAAGGCGGCGGGGGTGTGGCGGGCCGCGTCAAGGCGTATGCCATCGACAAGGGCCTGAGCCTCGACGGCGTGCCACTCGGCATCATGAACGCCGTGCCGAACTTTCTGATCGAGGAGGACATCACCGCTGTGGTCGAGGCCATGGCCGCTGCGGGTCCGACCGATCTGGTGGTGGTCGACACCTTCGCGCAGGTGACGCCCGGCGCGAACGAGAACAGCGGCGAGGACATGGGCCTGGCCCTGCGTCACGCCCGCGCCATCCGCGATGCGACCGGCGCCATGGTGCTGCTGGTCCACCACAGCGGCAAGGACGCGGCGCGGGGTGCGCGGGGCTGGAGCGGGATCCGCGCTGCCGCGGACGTCGAGTTCGAGGTCATGCGACCCGACGAGGGGCCTGTGCGCGTCCTGCGGGTCAGCAAGCAGAAGGACGGCAGGGACGACCTGTCGTGGGGGTTCACCCTGGAGCCTGTGGTGGTCGGCCTCGACCGTGACGGCGAGGAGATGAGCAGCCTTGTGGTGCGGGACGCTACGGTGCCGGTGGCGCAGAAGCCGACGGCCAAGCGGCGGTTCGGGGCGTGGGAGCAGGTGGTGATGGACGCCATCGGCCTCTTGGAACCCAGCGTCACCAGCATGTCGCTGGACAAGCTGCTGGACTACGTGGTGGGCACGGTGCCGGCGCCCGAGGAGGGCGCCCGAGACATCCGGCGGCAGAGCGTGATGCGGGCCGTGCGCAGCTTGCAGAAGGGCGAGGACGCCCCGCTGATGCTGGAGCATGGCGTCGTGCAATTTTGTGCGTGACAACCTGCTTGTTAAGTCCTAGATAAGTGCATCGGGCCGGTTGGCCCAAGGAGAACCGACATGACGAGGACACAGGCCGAAGGGCTTGAGGACGAGGCGCTCATCGAGCGCGTGCGCGAGGCGTTCGACCACCCGCTCGTGCAGGAGTTGGTCGACCGCTTTGAAGACCTGATTTACCAAGAGGAGAACTGAACCATGTCTATCATCATCACGCTTGAAGGCGCTGACTGGGCCGAGATCGTGTCCCAAGCCCGCCAGATCATCGGCGAGCCCGCCGAGGCCCCCAAGCCCCGTGCGACCCGCACCAAGGCTGCGGCGCCGGTGCAGGTGAGCGTCGAGGAGGCGGCCCCCGAGCCTGTCGCCGAGGAGCCCACCCCCGAGCCTGTGTTCGAGAGCACCGTCACGACGCCTATCGTGGAGGATCACGTCCCTTCCGTCGATGCGCCTGTGGAAACGCAGGCGTCTACCTCGGAAGCTGGGTCGGACGAGCCCGCGTCTGGTTCTGCGACGCCTGCCTCTGAGCCCATCACCTACGAGGACATGTCCCGCGAGGTGCTGGCCCTGGCCAAGGAGAAGGGGCCTGACGCCGTCAAGGCCGTGCTGTCCACCTTCGGCCTGACCTCCGCCCGCGGCACGCCCGCCGACATGTGGCCGCAGATCATCGCCGCCGTGCGGAGCGCCATGTGATGGTCAGTCCTGTTCCCGCGCAGGCCGTGCGCGCTTGGGCGAGGGCGAGCTTCGCGCACCACATGAGTCTTCAGGTCAAGGCCAAGCAACTCGGCCTTGACGACCTGCCTACCGAACCCTTTTCGCGCGTCACCGAGTCCCTGATCGCCGCCTACGAGCGCGGGCGCCAGTCGGTCCTGAGCCCCAAGGCTCCCGTGATCACCGGCAAGGACTACCTGCAACAGGTCATCCGCGACGTGGCGGTCCTGCGCGGCGTGTCCATCGTGGACATCATGGGCTCCAGCCGGGTCAAGCACATCGCTCACGCCCGGCAGGAGGTGGCCTGGCGCATGAGGCAGGCGAAGGACGAGCACGGCAAGCCGCGCTTCTCCTTCCCGCAGATCGCCAAGTGGATGGGCGGGCTCGACCACAGCACCATCGTGCACGCCGTCAAGGCGCACGAGGGCCGGATGCAGGAGGCGGACCAGTGAGTGAGCAAATCCGCCCCGAGCAAGGAAGCCTCTGGCAACACCGAAACGGCGCTTTCTACTGGGTCATGTGCATCGCCAATGATCCGGGGAATGCCCGCTACCCGGAAACTGTGGTCTATCGTTCAGATGCTAATGGCAACGTCTGGGCGCGGCCCTTGTCAGACTGGCACAGGTCTATGACCCTTTGTGAGGCCTACCGCAGAAAGGAGGCCGGCGACGCCTATCTCCGAGGCGTGCAGGCGGGTCTGAAAGACGCAGCGCAAACGGCTCACAGTATCTGGCAGACACACAACGACCCGAAGGTCATAGCCGATGCGCTGGGCTCCATGTCACGCGACCCGGGCTATGTTTCCGCTGTGTCCAGCCGCGTGGGGACCACACGATGACCCCCGACACCGAGTACAAGATGCGCGTGGAGGCCAGGGAGCGCGCCATCTCGCGCCTGTCCAAGTCGCACGCCAACCTGATGGCCCGTCCGATCCGCTCCGGCGAGTTGGACGATACCGACATGGTGGGCCGCATCTTCAGCGACCTGCTCCACGGCTACGAGATGGCGAAGAAGGGCTACGAGTGATGCAGCACGCCCGCTTCTCCCCCTCCGCCGCCCACCGCTGGCTGCGCTGCCCCGGGTCCCTGGCCTTGTGCGAGACTGTCCCTCCGCGCACATCGGTCTACGCCGACGAGGGCACCGCCGCCCATGACGTGGCCAACCGCATCGTGCTGGAGGACTGGGGCGGCAACGAGGCGTTCGCCGAACTGCGCGGCACCACCGTGCGGGTGGGCGACACCGACTGGCCCGTCACCGACGAGATGATCGAAGGCGGTCTTGACTTCCGCGACCTGGTCCTTGAGGCCATGGGCGAGGACGGCAGGGCCTTCGCCGACCAGCGCGTGGAGTTCTCGCCGTTCATCGGTGCGCCCGACGCCTTCGGCACAGCGGACGCCATCGTCGTGGCCGAGGGCAGACTGACCCTGATCGACTACAAGTACGGGTCGGGCGTGCTGGTGAGCGCCGAGGCCAACGAGCAACTCATGCTCTACGCCCTCGGCGCCATGCACAGTTTCGACTTCCTCGGACCCTTCGAGCAGTTTGATCTGATCATCCACCAGCCCCGGGCGCAGAACGACAACCCGGTCAGCCGGTGGAGCCTGTCGCATGACGACCTCATGGCGTTCGCCGACAGCACCAAGGTGGCCGTGCAAGGCATCCTGTCGGGCGACCAGACCTACAACCCCGGTGAGAAGCAGTGCCGGTTCTGCGACGCCCGCTTCGTGTGCCCGGCGCTCAAGGACGAGGTGCTGGACACCATCACCGGCGCGACGGCGGAGGACTTCGACGACGTGGACGAGGCGTTCGTCGGCACCCTGGCCAACGTGGACCCCGAGTGGCTCGCCGGCGCCATGGCGAAGGTCGGGCTGATCGAGGACTGGTGCAAGGCCGTGCGCGGCGAGATCGAGCGGCGCCTGTTCGCTGGCGCTGACGTGCCCGGCTACAAGCTGGTCGAGGGCCGGATGGGCAACCGCAAGTGGTCCAGCCCGGACGACGTCACCAAGCTGCTGAAGTCCTGGCGCTTCAAGAACAGCGAGATTTACGAATATGACTTGATTTCTCCGACGACTGCGGAGAAGTTGCTCAAGCACAGCCCAGCCCGCCTCCAGCGCATCAACGCTCTGGTCACGCGGTCCCCGGGCAAGCCATCGGTGGCCCCGGCCACGGATAAGAAACCGGCGTTGTCCCTCGGGGCCACGGCGGCGGACTTCGACTAGCAACCTGAAACGAGAGACCTGAGACATGACTATTCTGCAACTGCGTAACGTGCGTCTGGCCTTCCCGGCCATCTTCCAGCCCCAAGCCTTCGGCGACAACAAGCCCGCCTACGGCGCCAAGCTGATCGTGGACCCGTCCTCCCCCAACGTGGCGGCGATCCGCGATGCCATCGCTGCGGCGGCCAAGGAGAAGTGGGGCGCCAAGGCCGACGGCATCGTCAAGCAACTGATGGCCGACAGGAAGTCGGCGTGGGTCGAGGGGCCGTACAAGAGCAAGGACGGCGACGTCTACGACGGCTTCGACGGCAACTTCTTCCTGTCCACCCGCTCCGAGAAGCTGCGCCCGACCGCGCTGGACCGCCAGGGCCAGCCGGTCACGGAGGCCGACCACCTGATCGAGGGCGGCTGCTACGTCCACGCCAGCGTGGACATCTACATGCAGGACAGCCCGAAGTGGGGCCGGCGCATCAACGCCGTGCTCCGCGGCGTGAAGTTCTACGCGGACGGCGAACGCTTCGGCGGCTCGTCGGCGGCTTCGGCTGACGAGTTCGGTGCGGACGACGAGGAGGACTTCGTCTGATGATCGGCCACAACACCCCCACGGCGCCCGACCAACTGCGGTCCATCATCGAGCGCATCGAGCGTCTGGAGGAGGACAAGAGCGAGGTCGCGGCGGACATCAAGGAGGTGTACGCCGAGGCCAAGGGCAATGGGTTTGACACCCGGACCCTTCGCAAACTGGTGGCTCTTCGCAAGAAGGACCGCGACAAGGCGATGGAGGAGCGAGCGATCCTCGAACTCTACGCCAACGCGCTTGGCTGCGCTGATCTGATCTAGCGAAGCCAGAGGGGCAGGGCGGTCCTTCTCCTGCCGTCCTGCCCCTCACCTCCTTGCCATGCGCACCCTTTATCTCGACCTCGAAACCTACAGCGAGACGCCGATTACGCATGGCACATGGGCCTATGCGGAGAACGCGGAGATCCTGCTGCTGGCCTACGCATGGGACGACGACGAGGTCCAGGTCGTCGAGTTCCCGGCCCCCGGCCTGATGCAGTCGCTCATCGACGCCGCCGACCAGATCATCATTCATAACAGCCATTTCGACCGCACGGTCCTGTCGTTCAGTCAGGTGCGCGTGCCTGTTGAGCGCATCTACGACACCCTCGCCGTGGGCCTGCTGCACAGCCTGCCCGGCGCCCTTGACAAGCAGTGTGAGGTCCTCGGCGTCCCGCTGGACAAGGCCAAGGACAAGGCGGGCAAGAAGCTGATCCAACTGTTCTGCAAGCCGCAGGCCAAGACGCGCAAGCTGCGCCGGGCCACGAAGGAGACGCACCCGGCGGAGTGGGAGGCGTTCAAGGACTACGCCCGCATGGACATCGTCGCCATGCGCGAGGTCTACAAGCGCCAGCCCAAGGTGAATTGGACCGACGCCGAGAAGGCCGTGTGGCGGCTGGACCAGGCCATCAACGACCGCGGCATCCAGATCGACATGGACCTGGCCCACGCCGCCCTGCGCGCCGCCAAGGAGGCGGGTCAGCGACTGGCGGTGGAGTCGGCGCTGATGACGAACGGCGCCGTGCCCAGTGCCACGCAGCGGGACGCTCTGATCAACTACCTGCGCGACACAATGGGCTTGGAGATTGACGACCTGCGCAAGGGCACTCTGGGCGCCCTGCTCAAGACCGACGTGCCGGATGACGTGCGCGAGTTGCTGGAGGTGCGCCTGCAAGCGGCGGCGACCAGCCCGGCCAAGTATCGGGTGCTGGTGAACGGCACCTCGTCCGACAGGCGGCTCCGGGGCACCATGCAGTACGCCGGGGCGTCTCGCACAGCGCGTTTCGGCGGAAGGTTGTTCCAGCCGCAAAATCTACCGCGACCGACCCTCAAGCAGCCGCAGATCGACCTCGGAATCGAGGCGATGAAGGCGGGCGTCGAGACGGTGTTCTACGACGACGTCATGGAGTTGTGCGCCAGTGCGGTGCGAGGCACGATTGTCGCGCCTCCCGGCAAGAAACTCGTCGTGGCCGACCTGTCCAACATTGAAGGGCGGATGTTGGCTTGGCTCACCGGCGAGCAGTGGAAACTCGACGCCTTCCGCGAGTTTGACAAGGGCGTCGGGCATGACCTGTACAAGGTCACATACGCCAACGCCTTTGTGATCAATCCCGCCGACGTGACCAAGGACCAGCGTCAGATCGGGAAGGGCATGGAGTTGATGCTAGGTTATGCCGGAGGTGTCGGCGCGTTCCTCACCGGGGCGTTGAACCTTGGCTTCAACGTCGAGGAGATGGCGCAGAACGCCTACCCCACGCTGCCAGCGGACGTGATTGAATTGGCGTCGGCGGAGTGGGACCGCCGGGTAACAAAAGGCGACACGACGTTCAACCTGAGCCGCATGGCTTTCATCGTGTGCGACGGGCTCAAGATCCTCTGGCGCCGGGCGCACCCCAACACGGTCAAGTTCTGGTACGACTGCGAGCGCGCTTCCCGGAGCGCCATAAGCAACCCGGGCGAGGTCTATCGGGCCAACAGCTTGGCGTTCCGCCGCGCTGGCGGGTGGCTCCGCGTCCGCCTCCCGTCGGGCAGGTATCTGTGCTATCCTTCCCCCGAGGTCGACGAGGACGGTCGCGTCTCCTACATGGGCATCAACCAGTACACCCGACGCTGGGAGCGAATCGGGACATACTCCGGGAAATGGGCTGAAAATAGTTGCCAGGCCACCGCCCGCGACGTCCTCGCCGCCGGCCTGCTCGCGGCGGAGGCGGCGGGCTACGGCCCTGTGCTGCACGTCCACGACGAGATCATCTGCGAGACGCCCGACGATCCGGCGTTCAGCGCGGAGGGCCTGGCCGCGCTCATGTCGCAGGGCACACAGTGGTCGGTCGGCCTACCCCTCGCCGCAGCGGGGTTCGAGACGTATCGCTATCAGAAGGGGGACTAGGAGATGCCCTCGCACAACCGCCAGCAACTTTCAGCGCACATACTCCCGCTATCGGTGGCCAACGACTTCGCTGGCGCCTGCCGGGAGTGGCGTCTGGTAGACATTGAACTCAGCGACGACTGGGGCTCGTGCCCGTGCGGGCAAAGCATCAAAGAGCACTGCTACATACAGAATCGGGTGAACGGCCACACGACGTGGGTCGGAAACGTGTGCATCCGCAGGTTCATGCAGATCGACACCGGAAATCTGTTTTCTGGGCTGCGCCGCATAGCAGCAAACGACACCGCGAGTCCCAACATCGATGTGATAGGCTACGCACACCGCAGGGGCTACCTGTACGGCGATAACGAGTATAGGTTCCTCTCGGACACCCTGCGCAAGCGCAATCTGACACCCAAGCAACTGGCTTGGAGACAGAAGATCAATCGCAGGATCCTACGGCAGATAGTCGTCAAAAGCCGAAACGAGGTTCCACAAACCGTGCCACTCGGACAATGACCCCCGAAGGCAAGGTGGAAGCCTACCTGATCGCCCGCGTCAAGGCGACGGGTGGGCGACAGCGCAAGCTGCAATGGATCGGCAGGCGCGGCGCCCCTGATCGTATGGTCTGGTGGCCGGGACCGAACCTGCATTTCGTGGAGGTCAAGCGGGCGGGTGGCCGACTGCACCCGCTCCAGGTCGTCGAGGGCGACCGGCTACGCGCCGACGGCTTCCGGGTATGGGTGGTCGCCTCCCGCGAGGAGGTGGACGCCTTCATCGAATTGGCGCTTGACGGACAGCTAACAAGCGGGGATACAGTCGGACATGATCTGGACCCTTGAAAACACCGCCCTCGCCGTCCGCCTCTGGACCGAGGGCAAGAGCGCCTCGGAGATCGGCAAGACCCTCGGCATCACGCGCAACGCCGTGATCGGCAAGGTTCACCGCATGGGTGTAAAGCGTAACTTGCCAGCCGCCCCCGCCAAGCCGCCGAAGGCTGCGGCGCCGCGCGTCCCGCGCCGGCCCAACGAGCGCAAGGCCCCTTCTGAGAAGCGCGTCAACATCATCAAGTTCCCTGTCCGACCCATCCCGGAGGTGCGTGCTGTGAACGATTCGCTTATGCGTCCGTGGACCGAGCGCAAGTTCGGTGAGTGCGCCTTCCCCACCGTGAAGGGCGACGAGACCTACTCCTGCTGCGCCGACACCGAGGGGCACCGCTCCTACTGCCCTGCGCACCAGAAGGTGGTCTACTCAAAGCAGACCCCCTTCGTCATGTCCAAACCCCCTCGCCTCAAGACCGACGGAAGGCACATCGCATGACCATCTCGCAACTGGCCGACATGTTCAACCTCGGCCCGCAGGAAGCCCTGGCCTTGGCCTACATGCTTGAGCATGAGGGCTACGTCAGCAACGCGCATCTGGCCACGGCCATCGGCCTCGACACCGAGCCCCTGTCCGTCTGGCGCAAGTCGCACACCCACCTGTCGGTCGTGATCCATCGCATCCGGCAGAAGGTGCCCGAGGGCTCGATCCTCAACCGCCGGGGCTTCGGCTTCCGGGTGGACGCCGACAAGCTGTTCGGCGGTGACTTGGTGTGAGAGGCCCCCCTGTCATAGCCGTGTGGTTCTCCTGCGGCGCCCCGAGTGCCGTGGCCGCCTACATAACGGCCAAGGTATACGGCGAGGAGTTCGGAGCCAAAGTTCGCGTGGTGAACAATCCTGTGGCGGAGGAGGACCCCGACAACCGCAGGTTCCTTCTAGATGTGCAGGATTGGGTAGGTCTGCCCATAGAGAGCGCCGTAAACTCAAAGTACCCGGACGCCAGTGCGCAGACGGTATGGGAGCACGCCAAGGCCCTCAGCTTCCCGAACGGCGCCCCATGCACAACTCGTCTCAAGAAACACGCCAGGCAGCAATGGGAGGCTCAGAACCCCGTTGACTATCACGTCCTCGGCTTCACCGTGGAGGAGCAACGCAGACATGATCGGTTTGTCCTGACCGAACGGGACAATGTCATCCCGGTGTTGATCCACGAGAAGTTGACCCGTGAAGACTGCATACGGATAATCAGCGAGGCTGGCATAGAACTGCCTAACGTCTACAAGCGCGGCTACCCGAACGCGAACTGCATAGGGTGCGTAAAGGCGTCCAGCCCTACCTACTGGAACCATGTGCGCCGGGATCGTCCCGACGTGTTTGCTGCTCGCGCTGACCTCTCTGAGCGGTTCGGCGCCAAGCTGGTGCGCTACAAGGGTGAGCGCATTTTGCTCAAAGACCTGCCAGCAGACGCGACGGGCAGGCCGCTCAAGAGCCTTGACATACCGGACTGTAGCATTTTCTGCGAAGAGGGCCGCGATTGACCCGCACCTTCACGCCGCACGACTACCAGCGCGAGGCCCTTGACCACCTCTACAACCTGCGCCGCAGCGTCCTGTGGATGCCGATGGGCGGGGGCAAGACGGTCACGGTGCTGACGGCCCTGAGCGCGCTGGACACGGTCGAGGAGGTGTTCCCCGCGCTGGTGCTGGCCCCCAAGCGGGTGGTGAGCAGCACATGGCCACAGGAAGCCGCCAAATGGGCTCACACGCAGGCGCTAAGGGTCGTGCCGGTGTTGGGCACCGCCAAGCAGCGGGAGGCCGCCCTGCGCCTTCCTGCTGACATCTACGCCACCAACTACGACAACGTGCCTTGGCTCGTCGCGCACTACGGCGAGGGCTGGCCGTTCAAGACGGTGATTGCAGACGAGGTCTCGAAACTCAAGGGGTACCGCACCCGGCAGGGCGGCTCGCGGGCGCGGGCGCTGGCCAAGGTGGCGCACACCAAGTCGCGCCGGTTCATCGGCCTGACGGGCACGCCGGCGCCGAACGGGCTCAAGGATCTGTGGGGCCAGGTCTGGTTCGTCGACCGCGGCGAGCGGCTGGGCCGCACGTTCTCGGCGTTCGAGGCGCGCTGGTTCACCAAGGGCTGGGACGGTTACAGCCTCCAGCCTCGTGAGTTCGCGCAGGCAGAGATTGAGGACCGGCTCAAGGACGTGTGCCTGACGGTCAAGGGGCTGGACGTCGACGAGCCGATCCGCAACGTGATCGAGGTCGAGTTGCCGAAGGACGCGCGCAAGACCTACGAGGAGATGGAGCGCGACATGTGGGCGCTCATCGAGGGCGAGGGCGTGGAGGCCGTGAACGCTGCGGTGCGCACCAGCAAGTGCCTCCAGTTGTCGAACGGCGCGGTCTACAAGGAGGACGGCTCGTGGGCCGTCGTGCATGACGAGAAGATCGACGCGCTCAAGAGCGTGGTGGAGGAGGCCAACGGGATGCCCGTGCTGGTCGCCTACAACTTCAAGAGCGATCTGGCGCGGATCCTCGCTGCGGTTCCAGGGGCCAAGCCGCTGGACGACAACCCGCAGACGATTGTGGACTGGAACGCTGGGCGCATCCCGGTGCTGGTCGCGCATCCGGCGTCAGCGGGCCACGGCCTGAACCTACAGGACGGCGGCAACATCCTCGCGTTCTTCGGCCTGAACTGGAACCTTGAGGAACACGACCAGATCATCGAGCGGATCGGCCCGCAGCGCCAGAAGCAGTCGGGCTACGACCGGCCTGTCTTTATCCACTACATCCTCGCCCGGGGGACGGTGGACGCGATGGTGCTGGACCGACTCGTCAACAAGCGCAGTGTGCAGGACGTGCTGCTTGAGGCTATGAAGCGCCGGGCGGCCTAGTTCTGCGGAGCGTACTCGGCAGCCTGCTCCTGATGGAGCCGCTGGGAGTAAGCCTCGGCGTCCTCAAGCCGCTTGAAAGCGCCGAGATGCTCGCCCGTCTTCCTGAAGTGAGCGATGGCCTCCTCGTCGCCGACGACCTTGCCACCCACCACTGTCGGCAGGACATAGGTCTTGTCCCCGAAGCCCACGGTGATAGAGCGCACGGTGCTGATCGAGCCGTCGGGGTTCTTGACCACAGGCCGGTTGTGCAGGTCGATGTTGCCTTGAACCACCGGCCCTGCCGCGTCACGCACGATGCCGCCCTCGCGCTTGGCCAGAGGGACGCCCTTAGCTGCGTGCTCGGCAAGCCAGTCCTTGACCTGCGCGACGGTCTTGCCGGCAAACTGCGGGTTGGCCGCTATGGTGTCTGAACCCAGCACCTGTTCGGCGGGCTGGTCGGGTCTGGCGCGCAGAAGCCCAACGCCACCGCCTTCGCCCATGTGATGCATGGCGTAGATGTTTTGCGGCGTAAGCCGAAGCCCGTTCTTGACCAGCAGGTCCACGTTGTCCTGCGTGTGCCGGAGCATCATGGGCGGCTCAACGCCGGTGCCGCGCTTGGCGAGAATCTGCTTGTCGGTCAGCCCCTGAGCCTCTTGCGGGAAAGTCTTTTTGTAAACGGCGATGAAGGTGCTGTCGATGAACTGACCGTAGCCCGCCGCCGTCGACCTCGGGTTGTCGCCGGTGCCTTCGACCTCCTGGTGCGCGATGATCGGGACAGCGAGTTCCGCCGCGCGCTCGGCGGGCAGTTCAGTGTTCGTGACCATCTGGACGGCAGCTTCCCGCGTCGGCGCCGTGAGCGAGGTGAAAGTGGCGACCTCCTCGGCAGGGGGCGGCTCGGACTCCGGCCCCTCTTCAGGAAGCCGGCCTTCAACTCTCGGCGTCTCGGTGTTCGGTTGCAGGGCTTGGATCGTCTGCACCCCGGTCTGCGCACCGACACGACGGGCAGTATCCGCGTGGAACGCGCGGGCGCGGCGAGCCGCCAGTTGCGCCGTGCTCATGCCGACCTGCGCTTCCAGTTGCTTGACCACCTCGTCCGTGCGGTTCGGGTCAAGCAGCGCGTCTGCCAGTTCAATGGCCTCGGCCCGGGTGACGCCACGGGCGGTCAGCATCCGGCTCAGGTTGTTCATCGCCGTGGCGAAGATCGTTATGTCCACCCCGCTCGCCCCTCGACGAAACGCCACGCCTTGTGGCACGACGTTGCCGCCCTCCTCACTGGCTTCGGGACCACGGCGCTGTGCGCCTCGGGCCAGTCCTTGCAGGTCGGCGGCGCGGTCCAGCACATGCGTGGCCGCCTTGGCTTGGACGATCAGGTCGTCGGCGGCGTCGCCGAGCAGGCTGCGCAGGTTGGCCTGCGCCGTCTCGTTCTCCGCCAGGTTGGCGAGAAGCGCCTGTGAGTCCTGTGGCCGCCGGATAGCATCCCTGACGACCTGCCGGGCGCCAATCTTGGCGCGGCTCAGTTGAGCGCCATCAAGCCCCTCCAGCCCCCGGACGAAGTCCAGGTTGTTGATGCGCATAAAGTCTTGCCCGAGCGCGACCGGCGCCGCCGTCTGTGCGGCTTGCTGCGACCCCTCAGTGAGTTCGCGTTGCGCCTTGCGCTCGGCCAGAGTGGCCTGCCGAAGGTCGCGCTGTGCGGTGGCGATGTCGCCGCGAGCCCGCAAGACGGCGTCCCGTGCCTCTTGTGGCACAAGCACGCGAGCCAGTTCCGGGTTCTCGCGCTCCCATTTGCGGAACGCCTTGCCGAAGGAGGACTTGCCTACATCCTTACTGAACAGTCGGTCCATGGCGTCCTGACGGACGGCGTCCTGCGCCTCGGGTGTGAGACGCTCCATGACGGCGGTGATGTCCGAAGCGCGGTTCGGGCCACGCACCGGAGGCCCGGAGGGGGTGCCGAACATCGTCACGGTCATGGCCTGCGGGTCCTGGCCCGCGAGGATCCGCTCGAAGACGTTGTTCTGCCAGTTTTGGCCGAACTCGCGCCGAGCCTGATTGGCGGTGCGCCACTTCTGGACGACGTCCGAGTCGCCGAACCAGCCGGAGTCAAACAGCCGGTCCTCGATCTCGTCGATCTTTCGGATGACATTGCCGGCGGCGGTGGCGTCGGTGTCCCCTTGGCGCGTAACCGGCTGAAGCTGGCGCCGCAGGCTGTTGATATCCGCAAAAGTCAGACGACCGCGCTCCTCAAGCGCCTTGGCCACCTTGGCGACGATGCGCTCGGTGGCCGGGGCCTCGCCGGCCTCAAGTGTGCCCGCATACGACTTGGCAGTCGCGGCCAACTCGTCGGCGATAGCCGGGGCGTAATCGTCGGGCAGCGCAACGTCGCCAGCCGCCTCCGCCTCGTCGTAGAGCCGCCTGAAGTTGGACTGCGCGGCGTCGCGCTGGGCTTGCAGTTCGGTGTAGGCGGCAGGCGCTCCGCCGCGGGTTTCAGGAAGCACGCCTTCGGACGCTTTTTCAACCCGGGCAGGGGTGGCCTCGGCAGCGGCGCGCTTCTCTTCCTTGGACACGAGGTACTTTTGACGCAACTCCTTCTTCAGCGCATCGGCCTCGTCGAGGATGGCCTGGGCCGTGACGTTCGGCTGGTCCGGGTAGAGCAGACTGGCGGTCTCGCCCGCCATGCGGTTTGACTGAGCGCCGATGTTTGTGCCCGCAGTGCGCAGCGTAGTCGCGGCGGTCGGGTTGACGCCGGTCGCCCCGACGCTACGGACCAGGTCGCCCTCGGGAATGATCATGGCGGGCGAGGGCTCAACGCCGGCTCGCTGGGCGGCCTCAACGGCGGCTTGCGACACCGCGAGGGGCTGCTCGGAGTCCATGAGTTGGCGCTGCAAGGCGGTGGGCGCCGTGCCGAAGACTGCCTGCCCGAAGCGGTTTGACTCCGCGCCGAGGCCCCCCGTGAGGGTGGCGATGCCGATCTTCCCCGGATCATAGCCCTCGCCCCGAAGCGTCTGGCCCCCCACCTCAAACAGACCACCGAGGCCAGCGCCAGCCACCAGCGCGCCGGGCTTGAGCGTCGGGCGCCCGGTGAGAAGGCTCGGCAGGCTGCTGCCTGCGAAGTACGACAGCGGGTGCTCCTCGGCGGCTTGCTTGCGCTGAAGCTGGAGGGCGTTCAGCACCTCGTCCGACAGCATGGACGATTCCAGCTTCCGTTGGCCGAAGTGACCGCCTACGCCGCCGACGAGGCCGCCGATCAGAGTGCCCGCGAGTATGCCGGGGGGTCCGGCGGGGGTACCTATGGCCGCTCCGGCACCCGCGCCAGCAAGCGCGCCGGCGCCCGCGCCGATGTTCTCGCCCGCGCCGACGGCGGCGGACTTCAGGGCGCCAGGCTTCTCGAACTGCACCGGCGTAGACTTGGCCGGCTGGAGGCGCTCCTCCGTGGTCGGCGGGCGCAGCGACATCTCGCGCACGGCCCGGCTAACATCCTGCCGATAGCGGTCTCCCGCCGCGACGCTGCCGCCGATGTCCTGTATCGCACGGTCAAGGCTGTAGTTCAGGTAGTCGCCACCGGGCTCGCCGCCCGCGCCGAGAACCGTCTCCGGGCTATCGGTCTTGGGGAAGTCGGGGACTTGCTTGCGCTCGGCCTCGGGGTCGAGCCGGCGAGGCTCACCGCTGCTCTGCGCATAGGCTTTCATGGCCCGGTCGACGACCTCGGGCGGCGTGTCGTCTGGAAACTCGTGAATGGATCCGTCGGCGGCTTGGGCGCGAATAGGCATTAGCGAATCCTGTTGCCTTCCCGGTCGTACTTAATGGGCGCACTCGCAGGAGCGGATGGCGCCACCACGCCCAAGTTGCGCGCTTTCAGCACGTCGCTCTTGAGTTGCTGTCGGATGCCCATCTGCTGCTGGGCGGCGCGGATGTAAGCGTCGTACTTGGCAAGCACGTCAAGCACACCGCGCCGCAGGGACTCCTCGCCCGCGTTCGGGTTGAGGTTGCCCGCGCTCTGCTTGAGTGCCCGCAGTTCCTCGATGGCTACGTTGCCAAGGGCGCCGCCGGTGGGGCTGTTCACGCGCATGTTTTGCAGCGCGTCGAAAGCGATGTTGCCGCCGATGTAGTCTTTTAGGGTGCTAGCCAGTTTATAGGCCGGGGTGCCCGGAACAAACGCGCCGATAAAGCCTCCGAGGCCAACGGTTGAACTGTTGATCAGCGGAACAACGTCACGCAGCGCCTTTTGCAGAGCGCGCATGTCATTGATGTTGGCGTCGATCCGGTTCACGTCGGCGTCGAGGGCCGAGATGTCCGGCACGCGGTTCGTCTCGTCGGTGGCCGCCGGGACGAACTTGGTGCCCTCCATCGTGCCGTTGAAGAAGCCGCGCGCCATCGCCTCCTCGCGGGTGGCGGGGCGCACTTCGGCGGGCGCCACATCGACAGTGCCGCCGGTGGACGTGCCGCGCTTGACCGCGCCCGTCGCGTCCATGAACTCCACGCCTGCACGCTGATCGGGCGGCAGAGCCAAGAACTCAGCCTGCGAGATCGGCTTGCCTGTCGGACGAGCACCCGCGACCACCGCGCCGGCCTGCGCCGGGGTTGCAGGCGCAGCGCCAGGTTCTTGCGGCGTAGGTGCGCTGCCGGGGGGTGCCTTCACGGAGAAGGGCTTAAGGCCGGATGCGGGATCTTTGGGCGCGTAGATTACGTAGGGGTCGCCGTTGATGACCTGCGTCTGCGCGGTGTAACCCGCGATCTGCTTCGGCGGCTCACCGTACTTTAGCAGCAGCTTCTCCCGCTCACCGCCCATCTCAAACTGCGCCTTGGCCAGTTCGGCTTCGTCAGCAGCGGCAAGTTGCCGTTGCTTCAGCGCCTCGGCTTCTTGCGTCGCGCCGCTCTTGTTCCAGTTCTCAACGCCCTGTTGCAGGGCGACCCAGTTGGAGCGAGCGGCGTTCGGTGCGCCGGCGGCCATCAGCGCGCTGGCCAGTCGCGACATGTTCGACTGCACCGGAGCCTGCTGCACCATGCGCGCCGCCTTGAGCCGCTCGGCGTACTCGTCGTACCGCTTCTTCCTCAGCCCCTCTGCGTAGTTGATGACGGCGAGGGGGTTCCTGAGCATTTCCGGCGTGAGTTCCTCCTCGCTGCCGGCCACCGCGGACAGGGCGCCCAGTTCTTCGTTTTCCATCACGGGCCTCCGAAAATCTTCTTCCACGCCTCGGCCACCGTGAGCCCGGTGCCGACCAGCGTGGCCAACTTCTGAGCGTCAGTCGGCTCAGGCGGCTTCTGCGTCGCGCCTTCCGGCCCGTAGCCGTATTGCAGGGTTCCGGTCGGCACGGCGCCCTTGACACCTTGCATCGTGGCGACCGCCTTGTCGATCTGCTCCTGCGGGTAGCCCTGCTGCTTGAGGAAGTCTTGGTAGGCGACGTCAAGGTTCGCCTGATCCATCTCGCGCTGCTTGTCGCCGATGCTGGACAGGGCTCCGGCGCCGGTGAGCCCGAGGCTCTGCTGGCGAGCCGCCATGTCGCCCATCTGCGCGGCGGTGGCGCGGCGAGAGGCGATGTCGCCCGCACCGAGAGACCCGGCGGTCCCGGCGAGGTTGCCGATGCGCGACAGGTCGGTATTCGCCGCGCTCAGGGCTCCGGTGTAGCCGGTCGACAGGGCTTCGGCCTGCTTGGCCGTGATGCCCTCCATCGTGTCGCGGATGCCCCGACCGATCATCTCGGCCTGACGCGACCCGCCGAACTGCCCCGACTTGATGAAGCGGTCGCTGATCTCCGGCAGGATTTGCTCACGCAGGGTGCGAGCGCCGAGTTCCCCGATGCGGTTGACCACCGCGTCTTGGTAGGGGTTCATGTACTGCTGCACCTGAGACGCCGACGTCTGGCCGGCGCGGCTCAGGTAGGGTTGTGCGGTCTCAAGGCCGCCCGGCGCGTTCATCAGGCCCGCTGTGGCGCCCTGAGCCGCGTTCAGGCCGGGCTGGTAGGAAAACGCCGCGTCCTTGGTGGCGTCAAATCCGGCCTGCTGGTCGGGCGTGAACCCCGCGACGCGAGGACCCTGGTAGGTCTGGTACGGGGCGTCCATCAGCGCGTTCTGGTTGGCCAGAATCTGCATCCCGTAATTCGTGTACCACTCCGGCAGCACGGTCTGCGTCGTGCTGGCGGACGGCACGACGTTCACGTTGCCGCTGTTCAAGAAGCTGGTCAGTCCGGTTTCGTCGGCCATGTCAGGCACGTCCCCCTTTGAGGTAGGCTTCGGGCTTCTTGGCGTTCACGCTGAACTCGCCCCGTGCGAGTTTCTTGCCCTTGTGTTTGCGGATGTTGGCGCGGAAGGCGTCGAGGCGCTTTGCCCCGGAGTCCGACGAGCCGTCGCCGAGCAGGGCCACGGTCTCCGCGTCCATGACGTATTCGCCGTCGCTCAGTCGCGCGGGGATCTTGTCGTCGCGGCCAGAGCCCATGCCGCGCACGGCGAAGCCGCCCTTGGCGAACTTCTCAGGCTCGGCGGACGGCGCGGGCATCGGCAGCGGGCGGCGGTCCCGCAGCGCGTCAATCATGGCGGCGAACGGCACGGAGTTGGTCGGCGCTTGGTCGAAGCCGTCATCCCGCATGTAGTCGGGGATCGGCGTAGAGAAGGTCGGGCCAGTGTTGTCGGTCGGCGTGCTGGACGCGACACCGAGCGGATTGGCGGCGAGGGACTTGCCGCCGGTTGAGGGAGTGTATGGCTTGCCCTCCCGCTCGGCGCGTTGCCTTTCGTTAGCTTCCCAAAACCCCCGCTCCAAGTCTATGGCGCTGGCTGGGGTCGGCTCAGGCCAGTAGCCGCCCGCCACCTGAACATCAGGCGTCGGGGTCACGTTGGCAGCAAAGCCGGTCGGCGACGGGAGGATACCCGACGGGCGCTGCGGCACGTTGTTGTAGAACGACTGCTCCGACCGCTGGCCGTAGGTCTTCCACTGCTCAGGGGTCATGGCGACGTTGCGAGCGGACAGGTCGGCGAACGGCCCGGAGGGCGCCGGCAGCTTGGCGCGGAAGATGTCGGACAGCGAGCCCGGCGTGCCCGCAGCCGCGAACCCGGGCGGGATGCCGCCTCCGCCCGTGCCGCCACCGGAAGCCGCGCCGCCGATACCGCCGACCAGGGTCAGGCCGAGGTTGGCGGCGTCAAGCGGGTTGGCCTTGACCCAGTCCAGCGCCTTGTCAACGAACGAGCGGTCCTTGTCCGCCGGCTCCGTGTCTATCGCCTTGTCAACGCCTTGAGCGATCTGCGTTGGGTCAAGATCGGCGACGCTGGAGCCGATAGCGCCACCCGTGAGCGAGTCGGTCGTCGGCGTGACCTTCAGTTCGTCGACGGTCGTATAGTCGTCGCCCACCTTGGTGTAGTCGCCGACCTTCACGGGGCTGTTGATGCTCGGGCCGAGCGCCGAGGTGATGGCGCCGCCCGTCACGGCGTCCGCGTTGCTGGCGGTGACATCAACCGGCGAGACTTCGGTCCCAAGCGTGTCAGCGCCCGTGCCGCCCTGCATGACGTTCTGGCCGCTGGAGCCCGTCAGCGTGTTCGCTGCCGCACTGCCACCCACCGAACCGAGCGCGCCGCCCGTCAATGCACTCGTCACCGACGGGGTGACGATGAGTTCACCTGCTGCGTTCAGGCCGCCTTGGATGACGTTGCCCGCCGTGCCTGCCGCCCCGCGCACGGCGTTGACCCCGGCGTTCAGCGGGTTCATCACAGCGCGGTAGCCGGTGTAGAGCGCCTGTCCTGCCGGGCTGGTGCTGTTGGCGAGCGCGTTGCCAAGCATCGGCGCGACCTTCGCCCCGACGCCCGCGGTCACGCCCGCGATGGCGGCGCGCTTGATGGTCTCGTCCAGCGGGCGGCCTTGCGCGACGGACGACAGTGCCGAGCCCGCCGCCGAACCGAGACCAGCCGCGAGGAAGGCGGACATGCCCCCTGTCACCGGCATGAGGATAGCACCGATGATCGGCAGCGCGATGTCGGCCAGTTTGCCTAGGGCGCTCTGCTTCTTCGGGTCCCACCGCTCCTCGGCCATGGATACCCAGCCGCCCTCGTCGGTCGGCTTCTGGATGGCCCACGCCGCCGTGCGCCCGAGGTCCTGCGAGATGGCGTTCGCCGCGCTGGTGGCGAGTTGCGCGCCTTCCGGGCCGATGCCCTCGAACACAACGTCGCCGGTCATCTTGTCGACGAGGCGGACCTTCTGGCCAGGGGCGACCATCACGGCGCCCGCGATGTCGCCGTCGTTGGTGTAGGCCGCGTAGTATGGGGTGGCGTAGCCCTTCGTCGGGTCGGCGGGCATCAGCGTCGCCGTCGGACCCTTGGAGTACTTCTCAAAGAGCGACGGCGGCAAGCCGGTGATGTTGGCGACCATTGACGCTTCCGACGAGTCGTCGGGCGTCGCACTCGCAACCCCGTAGCGCCCGCGCTGGACGGCCTCCGGGCTCACAGCGAAATCGTCTGCCATCGTCAGTTCACCTCAAGCATGGGATAAGCGCGCTCGGCCCAGTCGCGCCAGTCCGCAAACTGATAGGGGTCGGGGATCGCCTGCTGTGAGAACGGTGATGCTCGCACGAAGCCGATGGCCCAGTCTTGCCAACGCGCTTCGTCCTCCAGCTTGCCGAAGGACCACGCATCACTCACGGCGAGGATAACACTATCCGCCCAGTCTGTCAGCGTCATGTTTCGCGGGTTGATCATCCGATCATCGTCCCGTCGCCCGGCTCGACGTGCGCCAGGATCAAGCCCATCTGATAGTCGCCGCCCACCACGTTCGACGCGAAGCGGAACCGCATCTGGCGCCGCTGCGTCTTGAGGTAGACGACCTGATCCGTCTGGCCTGTCGCCGCCGCCGGGAACGGCATGAACGGCCCCTCGACTTCCGGCGAGCGGGCGTTGAACCGACCGTGTATCGAGACCATCATCTCACCGGACTGCACGAAGTCGGGCTCGATGTAGGCGACGTGCAGTTGCTTGTTGATCTTGCCCTCGCTGGAGATGGGCAGGGAGATTTCCGCCGTCTCGAAGAACGAGTAGATCGGCTGGGTGGACGTGCCATCCACCTCGTCGACGCCGGTCTCGTGGACCCACAGCTTGTAGCCGCTGGCCGAGGACTGCACGCCGGTCAGCAGCGGCTTGCGGAACACGGCGGGCGATGCGCCGGCGGACCTGCCGCCGTTCGGCAACTCGCAGTCGTACCAGGTGTTCTCGCGCACGTTGTAGATGATGGCGTGGCTGCACTCCGTCGCCTCGCCGCGCGGATAGCACCACCAGATTTCCCCGTAGCGGGGCACCTTGAAGGCAAAGACCTTCTGCGCTTGCGACTCGTTCAGGCCGTCGAAGAACCAGTTGATGTTCATGGCGTTCGGCACTTCGCGCACCACGCCGTTGAACATGAGGAACCTGTCGACGCCCAGCCAGAAGAACACCCCGTCGTACTCGATGACGCTGTTGGGCGACAGGATGGAGGACTCGGTGCTGATCGTGTCGAACTGGAAGATTTCGGCGCCGCCCACGAAGGTGGCCCGCACGACGGCGTCCAGCGACCACATCAGGCCCGACGGCGAGTTGCCCGGGCCGCCCCGGAGCGGCATGGCCTTGACGATCTTCTGCGCCGCGACGTTTGCGGATCCGCTGCCCGTGCCCGTGAAGTCGGTCGGGTCGCCCGCCACGGACCAGGCCACATAGCCGTTGGTCCCGTAGATGAAGGTGTAGGGGTGCAGCGACACGACGCCGCCGGTGCAGTTGCCGCCGACCGGCAGGGTGATCGACGTCAGGGCGGTCGTGCCGAGGATCGGGCCGGAGAACAGCTGGCCGCCGTTGCTGTTGGCGATGTTCGTCCCGTTCGGCGCCACCTGTGCTATCAGCAGGTTCTGCGTGCTATCGCTGTCGATGTCGAACTGCCAGACGTTGGCGGCGTTGGCCGTGAAGCCCGACGTCGGGGTGCGGTCGGTGATGACCGAGGTGTTGTTCGACGAGTCGATGAAGAACCGCTCGATCTTGTTGGCCGAGCCGGAGTGGACGTAGGTCAGGTCGTTCTGCGTGTAGGCGTTCAGCGCCCGGCTGACCTCGGTCAGGTACTTGTTGATGGAGCGGTAGCCGCCGACCTTCCGCGGCAGGCCGCGCTGGAAGCGAACCCACTGCCCGTCGACATAGGCGTCACCCTCCAGCATCGTGCCGTCGCGCTTGATGCCGGGTTGCGACTGGATGCGGATGATGTTCTCGGGCACTACGCGACCTCCGCCTCAATGGTGATGGTCGCGCTGTCAAGCACCGTGGATGTGCCGACCTTGCGGATGTCCACCGTGAACGTGCAGGTCTTGATGCCGATGCTGGTCTGCGTGACCGACCAGTCCCGGGTGGACGACAGGGCGACCCACGAGCCGCTGGTGCCGCTGGACAGGGTGCCGGAGGTGACGGTGACAAACGCCTCGTAACTGGACGCCGCGCCGGTGGGCGTGACCCAGTCCTCGATGAACGACGGCGATGCGTTCTTCACGTCGTAGACCTTGCCGTTGGAGTCCAGCCGATACGCCTGCGTCGAGTTGGTGGGCGAGAAGGTTACGTTGTTGAGGCTCTGGTCGGTGATCGTGATGACCGGAAGGCCCGTGCCGTAGAAGCTGCCGATGCTGATCGCCCCGCTGGACGGCACCGCGCCATTGGTGCCCGACGTGCCTGCCGGGACGTAAGTGCCGCCCGCATAATAGTCGCCAAGGGACGGCGACGACGGGCCGCCGAACTCACCCTTGATGTCGTTCAGGCTCAGGGCGCCGCTGGTCGGCAGTGTCACCGCAGGCTCTCCAGGTCGATGATCCGGGCGTGCAGGTCGTCGATCTGCTCCTGCTGCACCTTGATGGCCTCGATGAGCAGGGGCACCAGCCGCGAGTAGTCCAGCGTCAGGTAGCGGTCGTCGATGGGCGCGGGCGCCACGACTTCGGGCATGACCGCCTCGACGTCCTGAGCCGACACGCCGACCTCGCGCTTGGACTCGTAGCCGAGGGCCTCGGCGGTGGCGTTGGCCCGGTAGTAGAAGCCCTTGAGCGCCTTGACCTTGGCGATGGGGTCGAGGATCGGGCCGAGGCGCTGCTTCAGCCTGTCGTCGGAGAAGTAGGCGGTGATGTTGCCGGTCGCCGTGATCGCGCCGTTCACCGTCAGGCCAGCCATCGTGTAGCTGTTGCTGGTGTTCAGCGCGTTGGCCGTCGTGGCGGTCGTCGCGGTCGTGGCCGACGTGGCGCTGGTCGCCGTGGCCGCGTTGCCGCTGATGCTGATGCCCCAAGTGCCGCTGGCCCCGGAGCCGGTCGTGGACGGCACGTCCAGCGCGGTGCGCGCGGCACCTGCGGTTATTGCACCTGTGCCGCCACCCGCGATGCCTAGGGTAGCGGACAGCGCGTTGGCGGTCGTAGCCGTCGTCGCCGAGGTGGCGCTGGTGGCTGACGTGGCCGTGGCCGCGTTGCCGCTGATGCTGATGCCCCAAGTGCCGCTGGCCCCGGAGCCGGTCGTGGACGGCACGTCCAGCGCGGTGCGGGCGCCCGAAGCGGTCGTCGCGCCCGTGCCGCCGTTGGCCAGGGCGAGCGTGCCGCCGAGGGTCAAGGTGCCGCTGGTCGTGATCGGGCCGCCCGACAGGGTCAGGCCAGTCGAGCCGCCCGAGCCGCTGACACTCGTCACGGTGCCGCCGCCCCCGCCACCGCCGGTCGCCGCAATAGTGATGCCACCCGCGCTGTTGGTGATGGTGACGTTGCTGCCCGCCGTCAGGGTGGCCAGCGTGTAGCCCGAGCCGTTGCCAATCAGCAGTTGGCCGTTGGACGGCGTGCCCGTGACGCCCGTGCCGCCGTTCGCCGTGGCGAGGGTGCCGGTCAGGGTCAGCGTGCCGCTGGTGGTGATGGGCGAGCCGGTGAACGACATGCCGGTCGTGCCGCCCGACGCCGCGACGCTGGTCACGGTGCCGCCACCGCCACCCCCGCCGCCCGTGGCCGCGATGGTGATGGCCCCCGAGGCGTTGGTGATGGTGATGTTGCTGCCCGCCGTGAGCGTGGCGGCGGTGTAGTTGGTGCCGTTGCCGATCAGCACTTGCCCGTTCGACGGGACGGTCGTGACGCCGGTGCCGCCGTAGGCAGGGGCCAGGGCGGTCGTCAGGCCCGACAGCGAGGTGATGTCGGAGTTGGCGCCCGACGCCGCCGCCGACAAGTTGACCCGCGCGCCGCCAGCCGTCGTGGATCCCGTGCCGCCGTCACTGATGCCGATGGGCGTGGCGATGCTTCCCGTGTCGGCGTCGAGAAAATTGGTGCCGTCGCAGTAGAAGATGCCACGCGAGCCGCGCACCACGTTGATGGCGGGCGTCTGCGAGACCGTGCGAAGGCCGAGGGTGTACGAGCCGCCCGTGGTCGAGTTGTCGACCCAGTACTGCTGCGTCGTGGACGGGACCACGATCTCCATGTTGGCCGTCAGGACGCCGGTGAACTTGTAGGCCACACGGTTCAGTTCGCTGCCGCTCAGGGTGTAGGGCGAGGTCTGGCCGGTCAGGCTGATCGACGTGTAGTCGAACGCGAAGACCGCGCTGCGCCCGAGGCCGAAGGTGTACCAAGCCGACCCGTCCGTCACGACCCGGCAACTGTCACCGGGCGACAGCACGAGCGTCGCGGCGCCGTTGATCAGTTCCGAGGAGGCCGGGTCGATGGTCAGGTTGCCCGAGCCGCTGTTGCGGATGTCGGCGAACCAGTTGTTGCCCAGCGTGCTGGCGGCGATCAGCGACACGGTGCCGAGCGCCCCGTTCCAGACGTAGGCCGCACCCCGCGCGCCGGCGGGCAGCGTGAAGTTGCTGTTGAAGGTCGTGACGCTCTCGGCGACCGACAGGGTCGAGCCCGTGGCGATCAGGCCGAAGCCCGCCAGCGCCGAGGCTTGGGCCTGAGCGGTCGTGGCGCCAAGCTGGAACGTGCGCCAGGTTCCCGCCGCCGAGGTGTTGTCGACGAGGTAGACTTCCCACTGGGTGCCCGCCGCGATGGACAGCAGGGTGCCGCCGCCTGCGTCCTTGATGGTGATGGTCGAGGGGCCGAGGTTGTTGAACAGCACCGTCTGGCCCACGCCGGTCAGCGTGGCGTCGGGCATGGAGACGGCGTATGCGCCGGTCGGCGACACGTCGATGATCGAAGCGGCCACCGGCGTGAGGGTGTTGGACTCCAGCGGCCATTCCAGCGAGGTGTCCGCCGTCAGCGCGAGGGCGAGATACGAGACGTTCGACGGGTAGAGGGTCGTGCCCCCAAAGACTTGCGTGAAGGACACCTATGCCTCCTTGCGGGCAGAGTTGCGGTCAAGCACCTTGGCGAGGTCCTCGCCGTTGAGCATGGCGGCGGCGCGGTCGTACATGCCCTGCCACACTTGGATGCGCTCGTCGTTCTTGAGGAAGGGGGTCGCCTCCAGCAGCGTGCCGTAGAGCAGCAGTTGGGGCGCGTATTCGGTCAGCCAGTTGGTCTGCACCGTCTCGTCCAGCAGCGGCGGCAACTCGTAATAGAGGATCTCGAACGGGTAGGCGCTGTCGGGCGTCGGGGCGATGAGCCAGTGGTTGTAGTCGTAGTCGCTGTAGAAGGTCGGCTCGCCGGTTTCGGCCTCATCCGGCCAGTACTGGCGGACGTACTCGTAGGAGCGGGAGAACACCTGCTTGCGGGTCGAGCCCACGCCGATGTTGATCGACACCGTGTCGCGCCAGCGGTCGGGCTTGGCGTAGACCGACAGCCCCGGCGTCAGGGCGCCGGTGACGACGTTGATGAAGCCCTGCACCTTGAGTTCGCGGGCGATGCGCCGCTCGGCAAGGTTGATGAGGCGCGGAAGCTGCTCGATGATGACCGGGTCGTTACCGAGCGTGGACCCACGCTCCAGGTATCGCTGCACATCGGCCTTGAGGGTCGTGAAGGTGGTCGTCGTCGCCATGAAGCACCGTTGTCGGGAGCCTTGACGCCGCAGCCCTGTAGTGGGCCTCGACCGCCTCGTCTCAATAGCCTAGCACGAATGGCGCGTTGCGCCAACGCAATGGGTCAGGCTTCGTTGGTAGAAACCTGAGTCGGTTTGCCGAACCCCGTGACGCGCATCGGCACGATGGGGGCGCTGTTGTCGGGCCAGCGCATGGCGATGCAGCGGTCCTTGGCGAGCCACGCATAGTTGACGCTGTTGGACTGGTTGCCGCCAAGCACGCGGTAGGCGGTGGTCGTCTCGCCGGCGTAGAAGCCGACGTGCCCGCCGCCGGGGCGCTCGAACACGAGGACGCAGCCGAGCGTCGGGGTGATGAGCGGCTCGCCCCACGTCGCCCACGCCTTGGCGCGCACGGCGATGGGCGGGGGCTTGAAGCCCGCGGCTTGGATGCAGTAGCCGACGAACACGCCGCACCAGGGGGTGTCGTCGTTCGTGTAGGCGATGCCGAGTTTCGCGCCGAGGGCCTTGGCCCACGACAGGATCGTCGGGTTCGACTTGGCGCCGGGGATCTCCTTCACGCCAATCTGCTTCTCGGCTACGCGATACCAGAGCGGTCCAGTCACCAGAACCTCCACCAAGGCTTTTTCGCGGGCGGCTCGATCAGGGACAGGAGGCCCGCCCGTTTGGCCTCGCAGTCCTGTAGCGCGACCTCTTGCTGCACGGAGAAGGCGGCGAGGTCGGCGATGGTCTTGACGGGTGTATCAGGACCGATACAGGGGTTACGGAACGCTTGCGGGATCGGCTGCCTTGGCGCTGGGGTCGCGCAGCCGGTCAATCCCGTCGCGCCAAGCAGACAGCACGCCGTCAGGCACAGGGCTGTCGGCGTTCGGCGCCATGTAGATACGCTGGGTGGCGGCATTGCCCTTCTCCCTGATGACGATGGTTTTTTCAGTGTAGGCGTCGGAGGCTGCGAGCGCCTGCTTGGCGGCGGCGACCTCGGCGGCAGCGGCCTCGGCGCGCTTGCGCTGGATGTCGAACATCACCTTGTAGTAGCCCGCGACGATGAGGCCGAAGGCGACGAGGATGGCGCAGAAGGCGAGCAGGTAGCGGTTGAGTCGCATCATGTGATGATCTCCTTGACCTCTTCCGCCGTCTTGATGGCCTCGGTCTTGAGGCGGGTCAGGTCCACGAGCGTGGCGCCGGCCATGTAGACGAAGGCCAGCATGATGTCAGCGAAGATCAGCCCGAGGCCGATCCACTTGAGGGCGTCCGGGTCGTCCAGCTTCCAGATGATGGCGGCGACGGCGAGGCTGTGAACACCTGTAAACAGGAAGGTGAACAGCCTGCGCCAGAACCACTGGACCTCGATGGTCACACGGCGTCTCCCCGGAAGTAGGCCACGCCGTCCAGCACCTCGCACAACTCGGGAGGCAGGAGGCGACCGTCCTTGAACGTCAGCACCGCAAAGCCGGAGGTCCACGGCGTGGCGTTGTTCTCCAGATACTCGAACTGCGGGCCGAGCGGGTCGGACAGGGTGCCGGTGTCGACGCCCCAGCGCCGGCCATTGTAGTCGGCCCAAGGCGTCACGGCGAGGCGGTGCAGGTGACCCGTCACCATCGACAGGCCGCCCTTGAGGGTGTTGTTGTAGACGGCGTGGATGCCGTTGGCCTGACGATGCTTGATCATCAGCGTGTTGTTGACGCGCATGGACCAGGCCAGTTCCCACTCGGGGAACTTGTCGGCCAGCCGCTCAAGGACGCCGTCGTATTGCGGCGCGTTGATGGCGAGCGCCTTGTCGAAGCGCATGTCGTGGTTGCCGATGTTCCAGTCGAGCGCCGTGCCGCGCGGGGCGGCGAGAGCGACCTCGTGCAGGCGCTCAAGGCAGGCGTCCAGTTCCTCCTTGACCGAGGGCGGCTGGCCCCAGCCGTGGGGGTCGTGGCGGCTGACCCGGGCGCCGTCGAAGATGTCGCCGTTCGCCACGACGCGGACGGGCTTGAGGCGCTTGATCAGGGTGAGCAGCGCCTCGTTGGCGACGGTGCGGTTGCCGGGCCAGAAGTGGGCGTCGGAGAAGATGACGACGTGGCCGTTGTCAACTTGGATGGTCCGCTCGCGGGGGTAGGACCAAGACTGCGAGTAGGCGACGCGGGTGTCGTTCTGCTTGTTGACCATGGTGGTCTCAAGGACGATGCCCTTCTCCGCCAGCTTCTTGCGGCGGTTGTAGATGTGCCGCTCGGACATGCCGGTAGCCCTCGCTACGGCGGACGGCGCACAGAGGTTTTCTCGCCACGCGGCGATGAACTGTTCGTCGGTAAGTCGCACGCAATGCTCCTTGCGGCTGTTACAGGGGGGCCTTCGTGTCCAGCTTGTCGTAAATCTTGTCGAGCAGTTCGTGGATCCGCCCGATGTCCTGCCGGTAGTCGTCCTTGGACACATACTCCTTGGGCAGGTCGGCGCGCAGGGTCGCCAGGTCCGTGCGCAACTCCTTCACGGCGCCCCACAACTCGCGCATGAACCAACCTCCGAGGGCCATGACGAGGGCCGCGAGGACTTGCAGGATGGCGTCCCACTGCATGACGGTTAACTCCAATCGCTCCGGGGCGGGTAGGCTTTGCGGCGGGGGTCATCGTATTGGCCGGGGCGCTTGCCCTCGTCGCGCTCAATGGCCTTCTCGCAGTGGTCGGGGTCGATCCAGTCGAGGATACGGCACAGGACGCAGGCGAACTTGCGGCCCCGACGCCGGTC